TGTGCTTCTTATGTGGGTTGATGCCTTTATACTTACGCCATTTCCAATTTAATATCTTTGAGCATATTCGCCCGTTATAGATGACGTATGATATGCGTTTATCTTGTTTGGCTGCGATTCTGAGTTGGTCAGCCAGATAAGGTGCGAGGCTGTCGGATGACTCCAACCGAGAATCAATATCAACTGCTCTAACCCAGATCCCGTCTGGATTATGATCCGATTTTCTGGCGGAATGACGGCTATCGCCCAACCACCCATCACTGGCAGTACGCCTATCTGGAAACCACGTATCAACTTGATCTCTTAACTGAACACCAGCTGCACATAACTTTGGTTGCATTACAAACCTAGAGCTTGTAAATCCTCAACAGTCAAACCAAGTGCTGCAAGTTTTGCTTGTGCCGATGCTTTGGCGGTTGCCTTTGTTTCGGCTTCGGTAATTTCATCAGCCTTGACCTGTTCAATAGCATCATCAATTTGTTTTTGTGTTGGTGCTACACCTTGTAATACAAACCATTGAATAGTTGAATAATCTCGCTCAGTATAAGTAAACTCTGAATTAGGTCTTAATTTAAGAATTGCTTGGTCTAAATAATCTTTCATTATGCACCTATTTCTAGTAATGTAATTGTTGAAGTTGCGGCAGAAACACCATTTGGTTGACATTTTGCTGTCGCACTACCAAAATGTGCCTTAAATTGTGTTTTATATGTTGTACTTGAGGTTGTTGCTGGGCTATCTAAATAAACTATTGAAGATATGCCACCTGATTGCGGTCCTGAACCGCTGGTAATGTTCATCCAAGTTGCATATTCGGCACTTTGTTCTAATATAGTAGTTGAACCTCTGACTAATTTCAAACCAACTCCTGCGTTATCGCTACTTCTTGAACAATAAATTACCTGTGAAATCATTGCTAATACTTTTGATGTGCTTAATGTTGGTGTAATACTTAAAGTTAAACCTGAATCTGTATAAGTTGTTCCCGTTACAGATACTTCAGTTGAATATGTAGCACTTACTACTTGCAAAACTTTGCCACCACCACCAGCGGGAGTAGCCCAAGATGGTACGCCACCTGCAACAGTTAATACTTGGCCAGTAGTACCAATACCCAATCTTGCAGGTGTTGAGCCGCTTGATGAATAAATAGTGTCGCCAGTAGTTGTCATTGGGTTTGTCATACCTGTTGTATCTAGGTTTGCCCAAGCACTGCCTGTGTAATAAGTGGTTACGTTTGTATCTTTAAGATATGCAAAATTGCCTTCTTGCGGTGATGTTACTGCTGCATCTCTAGCAGCGGCACTAGCAAACACCCAGACACCTTGCATCAAGTAGCCATCAACATCGGCAGCGGTCAATACCTCGCCTGTAACAAAATCCTTAAATCCTAATCCAGCGGCCATTATTTCTCCTTAGTAACTAAGCACATTATAGTCTAAAGTGCCGTATATATTGTTATTTAGAATCAGTGCATCGATGACTGGTTCAAGGGTCGTAAAGAAGACCCTAAAGCTGTTGGGTGTGATGGTGTTGGCTACTCCAAAGATTTGTAGTGTTTTGTCCAGGGTAGATCCACCTGGCTGAGTAGTAACCACTCTGATTGGATCAAAGAAATCTAACTCTAAAGCTGCAAGAATGCCTGAGTTGTAATTATTGGTATACAAGTCCAACTCGATGCCATCGCATCTCACGCTGGTCTCGGCACGGCTTGCGACATAAGCCTGGGCATAATCTAGGGCTACTGCATCGGTCTGCATTAGCAGGTCTTGCAGGTTATAGCTGTGGATGAAATACTTGTCAATAGATGCCTGATTGATGGCCGTCTGTGGTGATCCACCTGTACGACTGATCTGGGCTGAGTTAAAGATCAAATCATCATCTAGTTTCCAGTTAGCGTTAGCGTATGAAATGCCAGTGCCATCATCATTAAAAGTTGTTACTGTGCCACCAATCGAACTTGCGGTTACTGATCGATCTTGAAATACAAACTCTCCATCGGTATTGACGTATAGAGCGCCATACTCAGATGTGGCTACAGTCTGCATAGCATCTAAGGAAGTACGTGCAGTGCCAGGATCTGCCTGCATTGTGGTTAAACCTGCATCAATATCACGCATAGTCGCTGGCCAGTCAATCTGATCTAATATCTGGTTAATTCTTGTGCCTGATAAATTGCCAGCACTAGCACCTGTTACTGTTGAAATCTGTGCATTTTGGGCAAGTCTAAACGCGTCTACAGCTTGTATGGTCGTATACGCAACTTCTGTTGCATCCTTTGGTTGAGTATTGACGTATGAGGTAATGAACCCAGAGAATAGGCTATAAGTAGTTGCGCCATAGGTAGCAGAGATTTGCACTTTTTTCATTGGTGTTAGCAATTCGTAATATGGTCCTGATGGGTTAGTGGGGTTGAAATCTCCGTTTTGATCTACAATACGTAAAGTAAGTCGGCCTGTTTGGAATTGATCTACCAAAGCATCACGGCCTCGGCTAGTTTGTATGTAATTGATCTGATCTGATACATCAACTACTACAGCTGCGGTATCGGCTAGTATATTTGTATCAAGTATTGCAGTACCTAATATTACCGCTTGGGCAAAACTAGGACCAGTAGAGAAGTTAATTACCGCATTGATCGTTGGTACAGCCATTAGTTGAGAGATCCTGCTGGCAATAGTTTGTTACCTGACTTTAATAACTGCAATACGTTTTGCTGTATTACAGCTTCTAATTGTTGATCTGTAACTATTGTGCCTGCGTTTACTGTTACGCCTACAGTTGGAGCAGCAGCGGCTGTAGCAGTTTGTGCGCCTTGATTAGTTACGCCTTGTGGCACTGTATAGCTCATAGATCCACCTTCAAGTGGTGCTATTTGATTACGGCCACGGGCAGTCATTTCGCCTAAAGCATTAAATAATGCTGGGCCAAAACTTGTAAGCGCACTAGCAGCCATACCTGCAGCTGTGGCCAAGGCATCAATAGAAGCTTTAGCACCTAGTTCAGCATTTAATTTCTTAGCCAAAGCCTCGTTATTGTCTAGGATTGCTAATTGTGCTTTAAGTCTTATTTTAGTTTCTTCATCGGTAGCCTGGTTAAGCGCCAGGGTTAAACCTATGCGCTCTATATCAAACTTATCTTTTAGTTTATCTACTTCAGATTTAGCCTTAGTCGCTGCAGTCTCGGCCTTTTTAGCGTTTGTTAAATCTTTAGATGCTTTAGATTCTAAGCGTAATTGCTGTAAGTAGATACGGCTAGATGATCTGCCTTCTGCGTTAGATGGTGCAGTACGGCCTCTTTGTGCTGCGCCTATCTCGGAGAATCCAGCAAGGTAAGCACCTAGTACTGGGATATTCTTTACATCAAATAATGCGCCACCAACTTTGGTGTTGCCAATTTCTTTAAGTTTACTAATTAAAACGCCCACGCCAAGAATGGCATCTGCAGTACTTTGCGCAAAGTTATCCATTAAATCTGTAGCTGTGCTGATATTTGTGTCTTTACCTAATAAAGCCAGGGCATCTAATAAACCCTTACCTATTGTCTCCTGAGCATCTGCAGCCGCAACAGTAAGTAAACTCATCTTGCCTGCGTAAGTATCTAATCTAGCCGCTGCTTGGCCTGCAAACTTCTTATTAAGTTCGCCCATAATCTTGTCCATATCGCCAGTCTTAAGCGTGGCCTTGCTTATGCCTGCACCTAATCTGCTAAGACCTGCAGTGTTACCACTAAATCCACGTGTTAAAGCTGCGCTCACTTCTGTTAAAGATTTACCTGTGGCTGCGCTTACGTTTAATGCTGTCTGTAATGCTTCTTGGCTCTTAGTGATAGATCCTGTAACTGTAAGTAATTGCTGGAATGCTGGGCGTAGTTGGTCATCTAATACGCCATATAAGGACTGTAGGTTAGATATGTAATTTTCTACGCCAGGTGCGCTAAATGCAAAGCCAGTATTCTTGAGCTGTAACTCTAAAGACTTGGCTGCCTTCTCATCGGCCATAAATGCAGATACAGCCTTCTTGCTAAATGATAATAATTGTTGAGCGCCAAAAACCCCTGCAAATACTTTGCCAAAGTTCTTAACTTGTTTTTCAAAGGCTGATACTTCTTTCTTGGCCTTTTTTAATCCTTTGTTATCAAAGGTGCTGAGTGCGGAGACTACTAAAGTAGGCACAATTACAACCCCTTAAATCCACGAGCTGATCGCTCTTTGTAAAATCCTAATACCTGGCCTTTTTTCTCTAAAGGTAGTTTTTTGTAATAAGCAAATACTGCATCGTTAATGGCTTTTTCAATATTCTTATACGCATCGCCTTGTTCTTCTTTCCAAGCTTTAAAGATGACACGGCCTTTATTTTTGCGACCTCTACGGCCTACCGATCCTGCCATAGTTGCATCTTCTACGCCTGGTAATGCAGCTATAAATTGAATGCCAGCATTAGGGTTTAATGATGCGCCACCTTGCCCAGAAGTCTTGCGACCTGCAGTCTCATAAATAGCACCAGCTGCAGATTCATTAGATACA